TCGGTTGTAATACCAACAATGGAGTCCATTTCTTTTTCAGACGCATGCTCATCACCAGTACTTAGATTTGGTCTTTGTACTGACAATATTGTGCCACCCATCTTTAATATCGCATCAACTTCATGTTGAAATCTAACATCGCAAATAACAACATCCAGATCTTTATTTTGGTTATACCATTGTTCAAAACGTTTAACCCAAAAACTTCTACCAAATACTTGTAATTCTGGTATGTATTTTGGCATGTCGTATTGGAAAACTTCAGTACCCATTATCTGTAATACTAATCTTGGTGTGATTCCCCAGGTTGGGTCAATCTCGTCTTTGGCATCACCAAAAACTTGGTCTTCGGTGAAACCGAATAATTCCATGGCCCCACGTTTAATTGGGTTGGCGAAGCTATATTTTACAAAATTTTTGTTAGCAACAAGGTAATCACCTGTGGTGTCTTTACCTGAACGTTTTTTTCCTAGAATACCTACTATCATTTTTATTTATTTGTACAATAGTAGTAAAAACGTTTTAAAAAAACAAATCCCCTTTCGGGGATTTTATTATTTATTTATCTCATTTAAAAATTCGTCTATAACCGATTTATGTATTCTTCTTAAATAATCTTTTGGTTGCTCTTGAACTGGCTGTTCTGGTGCCATTTCCTCAGCACCTGGTTCAGCTTCTGTTGTATCCTCAGAATCTTTGTTTTGTAGTTTATTTAACATATCATTCATATCTTCTTCTGTTATCTTTGTCATATCGATTGCAGATAAGATTGAATTAACAACGTATTTATAATCTTTTGATTCCAATTCTTGAGCACCATCTCTCATTTTTTGGGTTAACTTACCAGTAAGTTTTTGAACGGTTTTTAAAATAGGTTCATCAACATTCTCAGTACCAGTTTCTTCTGCTGGTGCTTCCGCTGCCGCTGGATCGGTTGTAGTATCCACACCCATATCAGTAGGTGTTTCACTTGAAAAATCCGTAGCTAATTCAGCTGGTTCTTCGACTGGTGCCGCTGGTTCAGCTGTAGTATCCACACCCATATCTGCTGTTGTATCAACGGCTGGTGCTGGATTACTGTTTTTAATTTTTAGGATATAACGCTCAGTTATGCTTTTTTTTTTAAAACATCGATGTTTTCTTTAAAATCAACAGACTCGTTAATTTGTTTAAACATCATATTTAAATGTTTTAAAGCATCAGCGTATGATTTGTATGAATGTTCATGTATATTTTGAACACCAGTTAGATAATCGTATTCACCGTCAGCGTTTTTAGCTTTGATGTATACATGTTTTTCTTCTTGTACGATACCATATTCGGTACCATTAGCTGCTACAGCCTCGTGTAATACACTAGACGAATGACCAAGAGTTGGTTTACTTTCGTTAATCATCTCTTTTTTAATACCAGCAATCTCTAAGATTCTAGCTAATTTTTCGTCTACGTTTTCTATTTTTTCAGAACCTATTGGTTTCATATCTTATTTATTTAAAATAATTATTCTTCTTATAAATATAAGCAAAAAGAGGAAAATATCAATATTCCAGATTTTCTAACGATAAAAATTCATCTTTAACATCAATACCCATATCAGCTAATTTTTCCATGTACCCAGATCTTCTTAAATATTTAAAAACTAAATTTTCAGTACTAAACTCCCCAGTTGCATTTAATCCGCTTTTTCTGTAGGCCTTAATCTTTTCTTTTAGTTTTTTCAACTTTAAAATTTTAGCATCAGGATCCTCTTCATTGGTGATGTCATTTAATTTTTTATTGAATTCTTTTACTTTTTTGACAATATCTTTTTTATTTATTTCTGGTTTATCTTTACTTGGTTCTTTTCTCCATTTATTGTAAAGAATGCTGTATATCCCATCCGCTGCATCTAAAATCTCTTCCGTATCTTGAACATATAATTCAACATCAAAACCTTTGATTTTAATATCGTGTTTTAAATTATATAATTCTTTTTTAGCTGTAAAAAATTCGTCAACTAAAACAGAATCATCATTAACAGCTTTTTTATCAACAACAACATGTAAATCAATATCAGAATACTCAGACCAATTGTAATTAGCCAAACTACCAACAAACAAAATATCTTCAATAGCAAAACTATCAATACCAAGACTTTCAATAAAATCTTTTGCTATTGCAATTAAACGTTCTCTAATCTCTTTTTTAAGTTTTATACCCTTAAAATCATCAGATGATGGGTTTTCCCATATGTCTGAATATAAGCTAGGTCGAACAGTAAAACTCCTTAAAATATTGTCCATATCAGATAAATATCTGTATTTTCGGTTAAATTAAGTAATCTTCCTCAAATTCTTCAGAAATATAGTGTTCATCCTTTTTTTCGATCCAACCTGTGATGATATATTTGTATTGACCATTTTGTGGGGGATTACCACGATGTTTGTGTGTCCATAAGGCTGGGGCTATAACTAATTTACCAGTTTCTGGTTTTACTTTTTGCTGGTTAAATTTAAATTCAGTTTCACCACCATCAACATCATTTAGATAATAAATAAAAAATAATTCTCTTTTAGCTGTTGTACCACCTTCATTTTCATGGTGCCAGGCATAATATCCCTGGTCATCGATATATCTCTGCATTTGCATATGTGGTTGGCCGTTATTACCAGCAATATAACAAGATTGAGCTGTTCTCACGGCAGAGGCTTTTGATGCAAACCCACCAGTAATTGTCATAAAACTGTTTTGTTCAATATATTCAACAAGATTACCCAATAAATTTTCTCTTAAGTAATCATAGATATATAACCAATTTGGGTTATCCAGATTTAAGTGAATCATCAAATCTGTTGAGGATTTAACGAGTTTATTAACACCAGCACCGCTAATACCTTCCGTTTGGTTTTTAGATGTTTCAAATTCGTTTATGATAAAATCACAAACTTCTCTAGGAATAGTGTTTTCGTATATTTTAATTAAATTATCCATTATAATATTTTGTTATAAATAATTTTAAAGCTGTTAATATCATCATTTAATCTTAATGGTATACCCTTATGATCGGTAAAATCACATAATTCCGAATTTTTAAAGAAAACAAAGGTGTTACAACCAAATCTATTTGATATGTCATCAGAATATTCTTTAACTTTTCTGGCGAATTCACCAAAATCATTACCATCATTATCAAATAATATAAGAATATTATTTTTTTCAAGTATATTGGTGTAGGTGTATATTAATCTATTTTCTTGCCAAAATTCCACTCTCCAATTACCTATCTCATTCATCGGATAAGCCCCCCATGTTCCACCATTTAAGAACATTTCACCGAAAAACTCATCATTATAATACCATTTAACAAGGTAATTTTGGTTACCACGTATGGAAACCTTCGCCATATTATGGAAAGTTATATTAGCTCTTGATTCATATCTTACATCAACGTACATAGGTTAAATTTTTCTATAGGTGAATGATTTTGCGATATTACTATTAAAATATTTACCTTGACTTTCCGCTAAATTCATAGCAGCAAAAGTTTCATGAGGTACATCATCATACTCATAGATCGCACCGTTATTAAATGTTACTTGTAGTTTTTTAGTGTTGGTATTGTACTTACCTTCTTTAATATTTGAGCTTTCATACGAAACTACAACGTTCTCACCCAAATACTGTTTACTTGTTACTGACATTTTCTTCTTCGATGTTAAATTTTACTGTTGGTGTTATTTTTACAAAGTTTTTTATCTTATCCAATTCATATACAATCGTATTGTTAATGATAACTGGCCCATTATCAGTTTCTTCTGTGGATTTTGTTGTTATAATTAAATGATTGCCGCTGATCATAGACACAATTTTGTTTAAATCGTGATTGGAGTATTCGATGAAATTACCATCCTTAAAATAGATTGTTGTTTTTTCCATAATATTTATTTTTAACAAAAATAGGTAAAAAGTTTGGTTATGTCAAGATTATTACTATCTTTGCATAAAATATATACTCGCACATGAAAGAAAAAATGACAAACGAATTGAGAAGCGCCTTTACCAGAGGGCAATCCGTGGCAATTAAGTACAATGATTCAATGCTTAGGTTACAGCATGTTATATTTGGTATTCTTACTACTGAGAATATGATATATGAGGTTATTAAGAACAAAGTACTTGATTTTGACGTAATGGTTAATGATTTAAACGACATTAATAAGAGATTGTCAGATTCATCAAGCGATAAACAAGATGGTATCTTACCGTTTGAACCAGAATTACAGGAAATAATAAAAGAGTGTATTGTTAGAAAAAAACCTACTGACCACATTACGGTTGAGTTATTTTTTCTAATTTCAATGGAAAAAGACAATGCGATTGTTAAATTATTCAAGGAATATGGTTTAACAAAAACGTTTATTGCTAAAAAAATTAAACAGTTGTCAACACCTCAATCGAGTATATTTTCTAATGATGATGAAATCCCTAAGGATAGAAAACCATTAAATGAGGCTAATAAAAATATTAAATCAAAAACACCAACGTTGGATAATTTTGGCCGTGATTTAACTGTGTTAGCGCAAGAGGGTAAATTAGACCCAGTTATTGGTCGTAGTTCTGAGGTGGAAAGAGTTTGTCAAATTCTAACGAGAAGAAAGAAAAATAACCCAATCCTTATTGGTGATCCAGGTGTTGGTAAAACAGCTATCGCTGAAAGCTTGGCAATTAAAATCGCAAATGGTGATTGCCCAAGGCCTTTAATGAATAAACGTGTCGTAACATTGGACATGACATCGTTAGTTGCTGGTACAAAATATCGTGGTCAATTCGAAGAGAGAATTAAAGCAATCGTTGATGAAGCTAAGGATAACCCAAATGTAATCCTTTTTATTGATGAATTACATACAATCGTTGGTGCTGGTAACTCTTCTGGTTCTTTGGACGCTGCAAACGTATTTAAACCAGCTTTAGCACGTGGTGAACTTCAATGTATTGGTGCTACAACTCTTGACGAGTATCGTGAGCATATTGAAAAAGATGGTGCATTGGATCGTAGATTCCAAAAAGTTATGGTTAACCCACCTCAATTGGATGAGACGAAACAAATCTTGATGAATATTAAAGAAAGGTACGAAGATTTCCATAAGGTAACTTATACCGAAGAGGCTATTAATGAAATCATTGCATTAGCCGATCGTTACATTACAAATAGAGAGTTCCCTGATAAAGCTATCGACATTATGGATGAAGCTGGTTCAAGAACTCAGGTTGCAATTAAGGCACCACAAAAAATTAAAGACCTTGAGACTAAATTAAAAGACATCAAGGAACAAAAACAACTTGTTGTTAAAACGCAAAATTTTGAACAAGCTGCACAACTTCGTGACCAAGAAAAGAAAATTATAACTGAATTAGAAAAAGAAAATTCGGTTTGGAAATTATCGATTAATGATAAAAGGAATATTGTTGATGCGGATATGATTTCTGAAGTTGTCTCAATGATGACTGGTATACCTGTTAGCAAAGTATCTGAAAATGAAATAACTAGGTTATTATCAATGGATAAAGAATTAGCTAATTGTGTAATTGGTCAGTCAGATGCAATTGATAAAGTAGTTTCATCTATTAAAAGAAATAGAACTGGTATTAGAAAACAATCTAAACCAATCGGTTCATTCTTATTTATCGGACCAACTGGTGTTGGTAAAACGGAATTAGCGAAATCTTTGGCTGAGAAAGTTTTTGGCTCACAGAATGCTATCATTCGTGTTGATATGTCAGAATATTCTGAAAAATTTAACATTAGTAAATTGATTGGAGCGCCCCCAGGATATGTTGGTTACAATGAAGGTGGTCAATTAACCGAGAAAGTTAAGAATAAACCATACTCTTTGGTTTTATTTGACGAGATTGAAAAAGCTCACCCAGATATTTTTAACGTAATGCTCCAACTATTGGATGAAGGTTTCCTAACTGATGGTAATGGTAGAAAAATTAACTTTAAAAACACCATTATTATCATGACTTCAAATATTGGGTTAAAAGAAGTTCAAGATTTTGGTACAAAGATTGGTTTTAGTGATTCTGAAGCTGATACTGTTGCTAATTCAAAAAGTATTATTGAGAAAAATCTTAGGAAAACTTTTAAACCAGAATTTATTAATCGTTTAGATGAAATAGTTTATTTTAATTATTTAAGTGAGGATGATGTCACAAAAATTATTGATTTACAATTAAAAGATTTGGAGTCTCATTTAAAACAAGTTGGTTTTACACTCAAAATTGATAAAAAAATCAAAGATTTTATCTTGGAAAAAGGCTTTAATAAATTATATGGCGCTAGAGAAATTCAGAGAACCATACAGAAATATGTTGAGGATCCTATTTCTGATGAGATGTTACGTAAACAGATGCCAAAATTTGGTAAAATAAATTTAACCTACAGTATTAAATCCGAAAAGATTAACGTTAGCATCACAGAGTAAAAAAATAGGAAAAAAAATCTTGTTACTGTTGCCTTATTAGTATTTGATACTATTTATATGTTAGTAGTTTAAACTAACATATATAAATGGCAACAGTAACAATTTATCTTAGAGACGATCTAGGAAGGGCACTATCCTATGCGGAATTAGATGCTAACTTCCAGAATATAAAGGACGTTATAGAAAAT